TCTATTTAATAATTTAAGTTTACAGTAAAAAAGAAGATATGCCTATGATGTATCACCTTTTCCAAAACCTGTTGCACTAAATGTAAAAAGCACAGATGTAACTGAATCACTACTATCAATAAATCTTAAAGTAAAACCTGTTTCAGTTACTTGTACTGGTTGATAATAAACTGTATTTGCTCTTGAACTAGCTCTTGGAAAAATATTTACTGTAGGTGGTGATTTAAATCTTTTCGAAAATACTACGTTAACGCCAGTTGAACCGCTTGCAATATAACCTTCTGAATCAGGGGTAACAGTATTACCACTTACAATTTCAGTTATGGTTGCATCCCTTTGTGTTTCTGTTCTTGGTGCTAAAGATCCTGTAGCTCTCAATGTAGTAACTTTTATGTTTTCATCAGGCTTTGTTGAAGTAAATACAGCCCTAAATTTATATCCTCTACCTTTAAAAGTAGCATTACTAAACTTTTCAAATGCAGAAAATGTTGGACTGCCAGAACTGGGATCATCATCAGTAGTGGCAACAAATAAATCTACTTTTGGTTCGTCTACCTTTGTACCATCAATATCAGAAAATGTATCAATATTATTTCTAGTGTCTATTTGTGTGTTTTGTAAGAATGTAGTTGCTGCAATGTTTTTTATAAAATGTGTAGGCATTTTATTATTAGCACCAAGATCGCCTAAAGTAGAAAATTCATAAGTTGCAGTCGTGGCAACATCACCGATTTGATCCAAATTAGGTGTTAACGTATCAAAATCTTCAATCTCATCAAATATTCCATCACCTACTAAAATCATTTCTAAACCATTTCCATCAGGAGAGATCGTACAACCTGTTTTTGTACCGCCAAAACTAGCTCCATCTTCATTTATATTTGTTATCGCATCTTCATCTTCTGCCTCTGAATCATCTAAAGTAAATTGAACTGTTTGAGCATTTTCAGAAAAAGTACCATTGCCATCTTTTGCTCTTATAACATAAGTACCAGCAAGTTTAGGGACAACTGCTTCTGTTGAAGTGCCACTTACAGCATCAATTATGGGACTTGAATTTTGAAAATTACCTCCACTTGTAAGATTTGTATGTTTTATATAAATACTTCCCCCGTTAATCATTGAAATATCCTCTGATTTATTCCAATGTAGTTTCACAAAGTTTTTATCGACGGGTTCAACTGTTAATCCCGTTAAATCATCTGGCGGCGTAATTTTTCCAACAACTTCAAAATTTTCTATCTCAACTGGTGAACCTGATGGAACTCCCGCACCATTTAAAGAAAATACATCAATATCATATTGACCAAGCTGTGCGTCTAATAGATCAACTGATGTTGATTGTGTAGTTATTTCAAAAGCATCTTCTTCTGGTGGAAAAACAGCAACTTTATAATTAGCCGCACCTAAAACAGGCTGCCATGAAATAGTAATTTTACTTTTAAGTTGACCATTTTCTGCATAAATTTGTTCTTGAATACTTAAATCTTGTGGTGGATCAATAATTTCATTTAAAACTGTTGTCTGGGCTGTCTGTAATGAAAGATCAGTTTCAAAAGTTTCTATGAAATCATATTTATCTGAATGATAAGTAATAGCGTTAACTGCAAAAGTTTTAGTATTTGTATTTTCTTTTACTGTTAAAACACGATAAAGAGCAAGAGCTACACTTGTATTTTCAACAACAAAAACACTATTTGACTGTGGTGCTGATGTAAATGTAGATTGTCCAGTTGTTCCATCTGCCCTAGTAATATTATTTACACTTATAGTCGCCCCTGATACGCCTGAAATAGTACCGCTTTCTAATGTGCCATCAGACAAGATAACGCTAATTGTAGGGGTATTTGTGGTGGGTATATCAGTAAATTCTGTGTCATCAACAACTATTGTTGCAGTTATAGAATTTGTAGCGGAAACAATCCTTCCTCCCCTTCTCACACCAGCTTTTAATGGATCATTTACACCTATTATTTGATTTGGTTGTAATAAAACACCTTCAGTTATGGTTGTTTCAAAGTTGATAGTTTCAGTACTTCTCTGATCTTCAAATAAAGTAAATCTTGCAAGTCTTTTTGCCTGACCAAAAGAAGTGCAGCCAAAAGCATCAATTTTTTTATGTATAACTCCTAAAGCTAATTTTGCATTTGTATCATTAGTAAAGGAAGAATCTGAAAACAAATCAGCTAAATCCACTGTGACGTATTGATTTTTCTGTAAAGTTTTATCAAAAAAACTTACTGAAACCTTATTTGCTCTATCTCTAACATCAGTACCAGAATATGAAAAACCCTCTTCTGTAACATTACTTCTGTTAAAAATATAGTCGGGTGTAGTTTGTGGTCTGTCTTGATTAATTTTTATCAATCCTTCGCTGAAAAAAGGTACAGCCCGAAAATTAGAACAAATATTATTAATCACATCGAAAGCAGATTGCTGATCACTAATAACGCTGTTAAAACTAAACCTTGGCTCTTTTTCTCCCTCTGTGACTAAATTTTCAACCAATTCATTACAATAAACAGATGCGTTATAAAACGAATAAACATCAAGCTGTGTTGAATCTATAAAATCAGAAAGTTCAGACGTCAAAATGTCATATAAAACAAAAGCAGGGCAAGCACACCATTCTTTAACAGTTTTTAAAGTTCCATCAAAAGTACCACTAAAAGTTAAACCTCCTGTCTTTGAATCTACAGTCGAATTGCTTGGTATGGCTATCTTTTTTCCTCTAAGCAAATATGACCTTTTTGGTAGACTTGGAAACTGCTGTGAATCAAACCTTAGAGCTACATGAGCTATTCCTTCATAAGCATTATTGTCTAAAATTATTGTAGATAACCCTGAAAATTTGATTTTATCAGGGAAAAGAGCGCCTGTATCATCAGTTATACGACTTATTTTTATTGAAACTGGAAATGTATAAGATGTAAATAGTGGCTTTGCCAATGAAACAATATGATCTCTTGAGAATGGTTTACTTGTTTTTCCTTTTATAGATAAAGCATTAAATTTTACATCTTTTCCCCCAAGTTGATACTGACTATCAATTACTGGAAAAACTTTGCCATCATTATCTACAATTTCAATTTTATAAATTACTAAGGTGGCTTCTCCATTTTTTTTACTAAATTGATCTGCACTTATTGTTACTCTGACTTGATCAATGAGATTATTAGAATCGTGTGGAACTGGTATTGTTACAGGGTTTTCTTTTGTTATTACTGTTCCTAATGTTCCAGAATTAACTGGAGTTTCGACTTGATTTATTCCGTCTAATGGTTGTTGAGCTTGTTTAAAAACGGAGCAAGTACCGATAGAATTTGGTTTTCCGATAAATATAATTCCTTTATTATCTACTTTAAAATTATTAGTATCTACTACTTCTTTAACAAAAAAAGTTCCTTGATCATTCATAAATGTTTGGCCGGCGTTGTTCGTATAATCAATTTTTAAAATATCTCCAAGAGAATATCCATGATTAGAAATTGTTATAGTGGTAAAAAAAGTCGGAAACCCATCTACCAGAACTTCTGTGCTACTAGCGACATAAGTACCAGTTTTAGTAGCTCCCTGTGCGCCCACACCCTTTCTAAAATCAACTCCAACACTTTTAAAGTTATAGTCATTATCATCAATCTCTACAAATCCAAAATTACCCCCCTCCGAAGAAGAAATCGTACTTTTTTTTAAGACTGTTGATGGCTTTAAAATTGGTGTTCCATTCAAAAATATATTTTTTTTGGCGGCCTGTGCATAATTAAAAGAACCAAGTTTAAAATTTTGTGCAACTGCGGCTGGAAAACCCTCAATTTCGCCGTCATTCAATGCTTCAACTAATGTTGCATATTGAACAGTTGTTAATTGTTTTGGTTTTTTAGGTTTATTGACACCTAAAGGTTTTTGCGGATCAAACATTTAATCAACGTCCTCCTTGCCTTTACCAGAAAATTGTACAGTATCTACTGAAGATGAAACCACAATACTACCAACAACAGTCTCTCCATAAATTAAAGGGATTGCAGTTCCAGAATTTACTGTATTAGTAATGCCATTAAATGCACCTGAAATAGATTTATCCTTTTGAGCTGCTGTTTGTTGTTGTTGTTGTTCGCTAGGGGATTTGGGTTTAGGTGCTAAAATATTAGAAGCTGCTTTTGTAATAATGTTAGTTGCAAAAACTTTTGCCGCAACCGGAACGGCAGTTTTAATTACCCAAGGTATAACAATTCCCAAAATAGCACCTTCAGCAACTGGAACCAATCTAAGTGTCTGATCACTCAAAGGGTAATTAATATTTTTTTGATCTACATATCTATTGCCAACCTTAATATAATAATTTGTTTTTAAAAAAATATCCTCTAACTGTGGATAATTTGCTTGCAAAAAACTAAAAACTTGTCCTACATTATTTAACTTTGCATAAAAAACTTTTTGACCTAAAAGTTTGACAAGTTTGCCATATAAAATAATTTTTGTTTTTTTCATATAAAATCTTTAGGGTAAAATATTTTATAATCTTGTTTTTCAATACTAAAAAGATAAAAAGGATAATCAAGAGAAACACATTTTTTTATATCGCCTTCTGACATATTCAAATCTCCTTTTGGATGACTGTGAACTATACCAATTATATTAGCTTTATCTTCAATTTCTATCCAATCATCAGGTGATATTAAAAAGTTAATTGATTTATCTTTTGCATAATTTTTACAAGGGAAAAAAACTGTTTTATTACCTTGCTTTGTCAAAAGTCCACAACACTCTTCATCTTTTTTTTTATTTATATATTCAAAAATAGAAATTTCCCAAGTATCCATCAAATAAAATCACCTATTGCTGGAAATATTTTTTTTGTAGCAATTCTTATGGGTAACTCAACATTTGGCAAATCTATAGCAGCTACCATTTCATATTCAACAATTTCTCTTGACTCTAAATTTTTTCTATTTAAAACATAAATTCTCTTTGGTAATTCTTTTGATGTATCAGGTGTACCAAATGGATTAAGATTATTTGCAAAGTTTGTTGCATCTATAAATTCAACCATAGTCTGTATTCTTGTAAATTTAGCTCCTACAAGATCATTACCAAAATTAAAACTGTTAACAGTAGCCATCAAAGTTGTAAATAACGATAAAATATTACTTATTCTCATTGTTGGCCTAGCAATTGCACCTTCACCAGATAGTTCGAAACCCATACATTCAATCGGGTATCTCTCGTAAGTATCACCAGCCCAGATTATTGAATTATTAGTTTTTAATGAAGTTCCGCTATGAAAATAAAATTTACCATTATCAGAATTTGTTGGTGCATTTCCAGTTGCATAATGTATTCCTTCAATTAATTGAAGTTGGAACAGTTCAATAATTGCAGAGGGATCAACTTTTTGTAATGAAGAAACAGGTATTGCCATCAGGGTTCAAATACTTCAACAAATGTAGTTGTTACAGTACATCTATTATTGTAAGGAATTGAAATTGACCAACTATCGCATTTGTATTTTCCTTGACCTGATTTTGTTATTGTTAAAGCAGTTGAGGTGATTGTCGCCGCTGCCGCAGTCAATGTAAAAGTATCTGTTCCAGTATCATTTTGAACAGTATAAGTTCCGTCAGCAGCCCCACTTGCAAAATCAACAGTTATAGTATCTCCAGCAGATAATCCATGATTAACAACAGTTGCAGTAATAGTTGTGGACGATTGAACATAAGTACCAGTTTTTGTAAATCCTTCACCTTCTGGGGTGTAAGTAAAACTTTCATTTTTAAATTTTCTGCTCCTTAAAAAGCCATCTATAACTTCTGCCTGAGTTTGTGAAACAACAAAAGTTAAATTATAAACTTTTGGGTTTTGTTGCAATCCTACAGTCAAGCGGTGTTCATATCCATCACCTAGAGAAACCACGCGCTGTTTTGGTGCTTGGTTTTTAACCTGTCCATAAATCGGTTTTATATTTACCGCTGTATCGAAATCTGCCATTATGCAAGTAAACCTCCACTCCTTTTCTGTCTTATTATCTCTTGTTGTATCACTATCGCCAACTCCTGACCAAATTGATTACCTTTTTGATCGCTGCCAGAAATAGCTGATCCACTTGCATCTACATTGACATTTACAACTACACTTCCACCTAGTTGATTATTTGGAATAATTGTTCCAGCGGAACGGGGTACAAATAATTCTGGTCCCTGTTCACCTACTATTGAAGGCTTACCTACTGGTGGGTTGCCTCCTTCTGCAAATAAACCTCCTATAAGTCCACCTAAGAAACCACCAAAACCTTTACCACCTTGTTTTGCTGCTCCTTTACCAACATTTTCAGCAAAACCACTCATTAATTTATCAAGTTGTGCATCAATAATTTTATCTCTGATTCTATTCAATACATTAGTCATTGCATCACCAAACGATTGAGCGCCAGTTATTGCTTCTCGTAAATTGTCTTTTATACTTTGCTCTATCTCTTTACCTATTTCAGTAAATTTTTTCTTAAGTGCTTCTGCTGCTTTTTTAGTCTCTTCTATTTTCTTTTTTCGTTCTTCTTCAAGTTTATTTGCTTTTTCTAATTGTGCATTTTCAGCAATAACAGCATCCAATCTTTCTTTTATAGGTTTCATTTGTTCTTTCAATATGGCAAGTCGTCTTTCTGCTGCTGCTATGGTTCTTTTATCAGTTGAATCATTTATTATGGCTATTTCTTTTGCCATTCTTATGCCTAGATCAGCTTCTAACGCTTCTAATTGTGCTTTTTCACCTTTTTTTATTGCCTCGGTAACTTTGTCCTGTTCCTGTCTTTGTTTTATTAACTGTGTAACAATGGCTCCGATCCCTGCGGCTACTGCAACAAATGGAATGGCATTTAGAGCAATAGTTGCAACTCCCCCTGCAAAAGCTATTTTCTGCAATCCTAAAGCCACGGCTGGTAAAATTACCGCCACACCTTTTGCTGCAAGTGTTATCGCTGCAAATATCGCAGCAGTTTTTCCAATCGGTGAATTTACAAATTCTGTTGTTTTAATTATTAATTCAGTTAATAGTTTTGTTACACTTTCTACCGCTGGTCTAAGCTGATCTCCAAAAGCTCTTGATAAATCTTCTGTTGCATTGCTGAAATCTTTAAATACTTGTGTCGGATCATTTCTAATCAATTGCTGCAAAAATCCACTACCCTCTCTCCCAACTCTCCCTAAAGCTCTAAGTACAACATCACTTGTTAATTTACCTTCAGCGGCTAATCCTTTTAGCTCCCCAATAGTTACACCAAGCTCTTCAGCAATCGGAGCAAGTACTGTTGGCACTTGTTCTGAGATACTTCTAAATTCATCACCAGCCAATCTACCAGAGCCAAGCGCCTGTGCTAATTGTCTAAATGCGTTAGACGACTCTATTGCTGATGCACCAGCTAATTTAGCCGCAGTATTGAATCCAAAGAATACAGTCCTTATATCTTCAACTGATGTTCCAAGTGGGGCTAATCTTGCAGTAATATCTGTAACACCTTCCAACGCTTCCACCGCACTTAACCCAAAAGCTTTTTGTGCATCTGTCGCGATCTTTTGTGACTTAGCAAAATCTGAACCACTTTTTGTAAGCAATCCTAATCTTACGTTAAGCTTTTCAAAAGTTGCTGATGTATTTACGGCTTGTCTTCCAATAACTGCTATACCAGTTACGGCAATAGCATTTCTCAAGCCATTAAATGAACTTTGTAATTTGTTAGTTTGAGACTGAACACCATTTAACGCCCTTGTCGCACCACTGGCATCAACTCTAAGTCTAACTACTGCCTCTGCCACGTATAAAAAAAAAGCCTTTCTTATATATTACCTTGAATTGTGTTTTTGTCGTTGTATCTCTCTTCTTTGCTCTTCAGCTTTAATTTCATAATAACCAGCCCAGTAAATCAACTCTATTTCAGACATTGATTTTCTAAGTTCTTCTAAAGTTTTACCAAGTTCTGTTGCTAGGAATAACTCAAACCTTAACCAGCTATCCCTCTTTATCCTTTTTTTGCTGTTTCAAGGTCAAGCGTTATATCATGCAAAAATAATTCAATTTCATTCAATATTTTTTCTGGTAATTCTCTCTGTAGATTTGGCGCATCAGCCATACTAAAAGCCTTTGTACCATCCTCTAGCTCTGCCATCTGGCAAAGTAATTGAGTTGATACATTAAGAGCTTCTTCAGACCCTGCAAGCTGTTGAGCTTTAACACGATCAAATCTAGTAATTGGTTTAAAGTATAAGCTTACAGTAATTTCCCCTTTTGGGTTTTTAATATCGAACTTGCGTCTAGAAGTCATTTCATCTTTAAATGACTCTTTAATCAGGTCTACTGTTCTTTTGTTAGGCATAAATTAATTGCAAAGCATTTTCAATTTACTATATATCTGAAGTTATTGCACCCGTAGTTTGGAAAGTTATGTTAATTTCTTGAATTTCACCAAGTGTAGCCCCGTATGATGCGTTTGTTACTATTCCAGAGAAACCAAACTTCTTAGAACTAGCTGAACTATCTGGGAATAATTCAAACAACGCGTCCCCAGCATCCCCAGTTGTTAATACATCTTCAACTAATGCAAGATAATCTGAATTACCAGCATTGTCATAAATAAGGGTTGCTGATCCTTCACCAGAAATTAAACCACCTATGAAAGTCTTAGATGTATTACCCATAACAGTGGTTTCTTGAGTGTCTTTTGTTATAGACAATTCCCAAGATCTTAAACCTCCTATATCAGCTTCTGTTCCAGCGGCATTGTGGAACATTATTTTACCGACATCGCCCTTTAAAGCAGCCATAACAAAAAAAAGAAATATTTATAAATATATTAACTCTTTTCAGTCTTTTTTACATCTTTTTTAGAATTTTGTTGATTCTCCATATATCTTTTACAGTTAGGATCCCAATAATTAGCATCCCTCACACCTTTTACAGCTTCGATGGCGTCCAACATTTCATCAGTAATTACAAGTTTTGGCATAATCAAAGATCCTCATAAATGTTAAAAGTTATTCTAATTTGAGTTTGAAACTTGCCCTGTGGACTCGATGTAAAAATTTCGGGACCTACAGGTGAATCAAAAATTACATTAGAAACAGTCACCCTATTGTATAAGTCTCTAAGCCTTTTGCAAATCGTAAAGTTTGACCCAGCCCCTAGACCTTCCTCGGTAAAAACATTTAAAAGCACTAAACCAACAACATTATTGTCTGAATCGCTTGTACCTCCCATTGTAAGATATTCCCCTGCACCAAAGCTTGTAATGCACTGAACAAAAGTATCTTCAGTTGTAGAGTCAAAAGCCATATTATTAAAAACAACGGGTATTGCGGGGCTGCTAGCTAGTTCTGTTGCCAATCTAGCCTCTATTGTGGATCTAACAGTATTTAAATCAATAGCAGCCATTAAATGCCCCTCCTAATCTGTTTCATAACGTAGGCTTCGAGTTCTTTACCAATTATTTCAGGAAAGCCAGCACGCGTATTTTGTCTTGTTCTATAACGCCCTTGCCATGATGGTGGCAAATTTACTCCAAAACAAACAGGTTCTGCATATTCCACGTTTGTAAACACTTCTCCTTGAAATTTACCTATTTTTGTTTGCCACGACCCACGAAGCGTACCGCCAGCCCCATGCTCTAAAAGCGCTTTTCTATAAGGAACAACTTTGCCGCTAGGTAATGTGAAAAAATTGGGTATGGAATCTATATCAGGATAAAAATCTAAAGAAAAAACAGGAGTTTCTTTTTTTACTCTTCTAGTCCATTCCAAAGTAGTGGCTCGTACCAAATCAATTACTAATTCTTTAAAAAAGTCATCAATTTCAGTAATTTTTATTTGTCTAGCCATCTTTACCTCAAGATAAGATCAAAACTAACTGGTGTATTATTTTGCTCATTTATAACAACTTGAATAATTTTAAATTCTACACTGCTTATAACAACTCTATCTTTTGTAGTAGGAACGAATGTAAGATCACCGGCGGATATTGTAAGTAATTTGTCTTGTGATTCAATCAAATCGTTTACCTGATTTCTTGAAACATTATTTAAAGCACCTTTTATAGTTGTATCAGACGTAGATTCTGTAATAGCACCAGTAGTGGTATTGTAT